AATACAAATGGTAATTCAAATAACGTTGCTCAAGTTCGCCAAACTCGTCGTTACTTTAGATATCAGTCAGGTAAGGGTGTTCAGATATCATCTGGAACAATCCTTAAACCAACATATGGAGTAGATTCGCTTACATATTCATCACCATATATTACAGTTCAAACAAAAGAACGTCATGGATTACAGCCTGGATATCAAGTAACTGTTTATGGTGCAAATGAAAATGGCTATAATGGTACATTTGTTGTGGCAGGAGTTACTGGATTAAATACATTTACTTATGTTCCAACATCTGCTCCGATTGTAAATAACGCATCAGGACAATATTATATTTCAGTATCTGCTTGGAATGGTGCATCAAATCGCCTTGGTCTTTTTGATCAACAAAATGGTATATTCTTTGAGTTTGATGGAACTACACTATATGCAGTCCGTCGTTCATCAATTTTCCAAACCGCAGGACGTGTTTCGGTAACTCAGGGATCAAGTACAGTTGCTCAAACAAGTACAAATTATCCAACAACATTTAGCAAGCAATTACTCCCTGGAGATTATATTGTTATTCGTGGTCAATCTTATAAGGTTACAGATATTGCTTCTGATACTTCTTTAACAATTCAGCCAGCATATCGTGGAATTACCGCATCAAACGTAGTTGTATCTAAAACAATTGATACAAAGATTCCGCAATCACAATGGAATATTGATAGAATGGATGGAACTGGTCCATCTGGTTATAACATTGATCTTACTAAAATGCAGATGTTCTACATGGATTATTCTTGGTATGGAGCAGGTGCAGTTCGCTGGGGCTTTAGAGGTCCAAAAGGACAAATCACTTATGTTCATAAGCAAGCTAACAATAACCAAAATGCTACAGCATATATGCGTTCAGGTAACTTGGCGGGACGTTATGAATCTGTAACATCCCCAGCTTCAACACAGTTAGCAGCAAGCGTAGGAGCTTCAGATACAACCATTACAGTAACAAATACTGCAGGTATGTATACACCAACATCAGCAACACAAACTTTAACTAGCGGTACTTCTGGTGCAAACACAGTAACTGTAGGTTCTACAGCAAATATTACAATTGGAATGTTTGCTAATGGAACTGGCATTGCTCCAGGTGCTTTAGTAACCGCTATCAACACTACAACAAATACATTAACATTATCTATTAATAATACTGGTACTGTTTCTGGTTCTGGAACATTCCAGACATATCCAGGAACTGCAGTAATTAGAAGTGGATCAGTATGGGAGTATGTAAACTATACTGGTTTGACTTCAAACACCTTTACTGGCGTAACTCGTGGTCAAGCGGGAGCATCAGCAGTAACTACTACAATGGCAGTAGGTTCTAATATTGCTACAGTAGGTTCAAATGCTGGTATTCAAGTTGGTATGAGAGCAATTAGTCCATATCTTCCAGATGGAACTAAAGTTGAATATATTCCAGCAGGAAATACAACAACATTAATTCTTTCTGCTTCTCCAACAGTTGCTAATCCAACAATATTCTTTGAGCCAATGGGCACAACAACAGGAACACTTGGTTCAACAGCAGGTACAACAGTAACAGCTGGCACAGCCTTTACATATGCTGCTGCTACTCCAGTTGTAGTTGAGCAAGCATTTCCAACATTTGGACCTGCTATATCACACTGGGGTACATCGGTAATTATGGATGGTCGTTTTGATGATGATAAGTCTCTTTTGTTCACATATGGACAGACAACACCTACATCTCTTGGTGGAACCACATCAACAACCGCTACATACGGAACAGGTACTGGAACAACATCACTTACAGTAACATCTGCATCAGCTGCAATTGTACCTGGTCAACTTGTTTCTGGAACTGGTATTGCTCCAGGAACCTATGTAGTTGCATCAACAAATACTGGTACTACAAACTATACTATAACTTTGTCTACTAGCACGGGATCTACTGTAGGTTTATCTTCCGTAGCAGGAACATTAACTTTCTCTGGAGCAACATCTAAAGCATTACTATCAATTCGTATTGCTCCATCTGTAGATAATGGTTTTACTGGAATATTTGGTGCACGTGAACTTTTGAATAAGATGCAGTTACAAACTAAAGCATTAGATATTTCATTGCTTGGTGCAAATGGTAACGTTCTTGTACAGGCTTACTTAAATGGTGTACCTTATAACCAAGTTGGATCAGCAAATACATCATGGACAAATGCTGTAAAGAATTCATTAAATACTCCAAACTCTTCTCTTGCACAAATTGCAGACTATGCAGGTGGATCTTATGTAATGCAAGGTGGAGAAGTAACGGGTGGATTCTTTACTAACTCAACTGGTTCTATTGATATTTCTCAGGTTCGTGATTTAGGAACTTCAATATTGTCAGGTGGATCTACATATTCAAATACTCAGGTATACCCTGATGGTCCAGATACATTGACAATTGTTGTAACTAACGTAGGTACAACGCCACAATCAGTACTTGGACGTATTTCTTGGACAGAAGCCCAAGCTTAATAAAGGGGGCAGGTAATGGCTTTAGATAAGCTTAAACATCAATATACTGAGCCTTTACAGGTATCTGCATTAAATGTTGACAGTAATATAAGCACCACTAGTCTTACCATTGGTGGAGTTCCTATTTCATCATCTTATCTAACAATATCTACAGCTGCATCTACATATTTAACTATATCAAATGCTGCATCTACATATGGTTCATTAATTGCTTCAAATACATTTACTGCCGCTAACACGATTGCTCCCACATCCACTAGCGTAATTCCATTGACTATAAACGCACCAAGTGGAGTTTCGGTTGATGTTTTAGATGTTGATATAAATGGTACTAAATATCTATGGGTTGATAAATTTGGCAATACTTTCAATGGTTCTTTGACGGTAGGTACGGCAACAGCATTAGGCGCAAGATTAGGTCTTTACACTAATGGCCCAACTGTTGTTGGAGAAATTATAAAATGCGCTCCATTACAAACATCAGATTTATTACAAACTCAAAATTCAAGCGGTACAATCCTTAGCGGAATCAACGCCGCTGGACAGATATACGCAGGTACAACTGGTTCAATAGTAGGGTCAGTAACTGCAGGTATTACTGTTTCTTCATATACTGCAACAACTGCAACTTATGTTAGCCCTTCATCAGTATCATTAAATATATTTTCTGCTGGTCAAACAGTAACAATTACTGGATTTTCACCAAGTACCTATAACGGAACTTTTGTTATCCAATCAGTAGGTGGTTCTGTAAATGCTTGGACATTTACTGTAGCAAATACTAACAACGTACCAGTTACTACAAATACAGGAACGTTTTCATTAAGCCCACAAGGTGCGTTTACTTCTGCAAACGCATACACAATTCCACTTGTTGCTAAAGCAGGATCCTCATCACAAGTTTCTTATCTTCAAGAGTGGCAAGACTCAACTGGAACAGTTTTAGCTAAAGTAGATTATCAAGGTAATCTAACAGCTAAAAGTTATCAATCAATTGATGCAAATGGATATGGACAAGATATAGATTTAATGACACTTATGGGCGCATGGGTATAGGAAAGGGTAATAAATAATGACTACAACAATAAAAACGCTTTTTAGAGGAGCAGCAACAAATACAACAACTACAACGTTGTATACGGTTCCAACTACAACTACAAGTACAATTGTAACTAATATAGTTATTGCTAATACTACAGGTTCCGCTGGTACTTTTACATTAACCCTTGATGGCGTTGATATGTTTACAGCAGCATCTATTGCCGCAAACACAACGGTCTTCTTTGATCTCAAGCAGGTATTAGCAGCTAATGCCACACCAAAAACTATTAAAGGTGGAGCATCAGCAACAACAATTAATTTTCATATATCGGGAGTTGAGGTAGCATAATGGCACAATCCGTATACCCAGGAGTAGGTCCACAAAACTCTGACATTGCAACAGCAGTAGCAGCAGCAGTACCAACCATCTCCGCTATCAATACCTCAGTATCTACCTATGCCTCTCCTTATGGTGGAACTGTCACCAACCTTGGTACTCAATCTTTATCAGGAACGGCAACAACGTTTTCTAGCCTTAGTGGGTATAAAACACTTCGTTTATTTATAAATGGCGTAAGCGCAGCAAACTCTATACAAGTTCGTTTTAATAGCGATGCTACTACAACTAACTATTATCAATTTGCACAAGAATCAGTTGCTTATAATTCGTACCCAAGAGCTTCTATTTATAACGGAATTTACCCTGGAATTCTTTTGCATCAGGGTAATTCAACTTCAACTCCAAATGGATTTTATTTAGAGATTGAGCAATCAAATTCTGGGCAATATAAAACCTTTAAATGGTGGGATGCGTGGACATCTACTGTAGGTTCTGGAGAATGGGGTGTAGGCATATGGAATAGCACAGCAGCAATTACATCAGTTTCAATTAATTCACAAACAGGATCTCTTAGCGCAGGAACAGCGTGGATGTGGGGAGCAGCATAATGACTAGACCAATCATCAAAATATATGACGTAATAACACAGCAGACTGAAGAACGTGAAATGAATGACGAAGAGTTTGCTCAATATGAAATCGGTGCAGCAGCAGGCGATTCAATGGCAGTGATACGGGCAGAGGCTGAGGCTGCGGCTCAGGCCAAAGCAAATGCTAAAGCAGAAGTGCTTGCTAAGTTGGGTTTAACACAAGACATCATTGACATCTTAGCCAACTAATGGATACTCCAGTCACCGTCCTTATACCTTTGTATAGGGACGTTGACGCACAAGCAGATACATTTGAACTTGCATATGAAGAAGCCGCTAAATAAATACTTTACTGTATCTATAAATAAATAGTAATATTCAAAGTATATAAGCAAAAATGGCATTTATATGTTCAAAAATTACGATTTACTTAAGAATAGTGGTATTATCTATATATGAAACCTACTAATCCAATGAAAATTACGCCAGTTGATGAAGTAAACTGGGGAATGTATATGTGGCAAATGCCAGATGATACTCTTGTTATGAATGAAGATGGTGCCTATTTGAGCATCCCGTCCATGAAGGGTGATATTCGTCAAATACAAAAGCTTAAAATTGCAGCAAGAAATGAAGGATTAGAAGAAGGATCACCAATATTTTTTTCGGGTCATAGACCAGTAACCGATGAAGAGCTTTCAGAACAAAGATCAAGAATGGATATGGGTTTAGTTCCAGATCCTCAAGATTTACCCGCAATGATGGAATACTTTAAAGAAGCAAAAGAGATGGGACTATAATGGAGCACAGAGCTACAGTCGTTTCAGATAATGATGATGATGACAAAGATGTAAGAATTTATACACCAGAAGATTTTCAGCTCTTTGCAAAAAAGGAACAAGAGTTTGATGACCCTTTTAATGCAAGATGGGAAGACATTAGAAAAGCAGAAGGACTTGGAGCTAACTTTCGCCGTAATGCATCAAGATTAGAAAAGTCATTTACTGGGCAGGGAGATGCAAAGTCTAAGAAGCTTGATCCACTTGACCTTACTGGATATTCATTATTTCAAATTGTACAGCCACCATACAACATGCTTTATTTAGCACAACTATATGATGTATCTCCATATCATCATTCAGCAGTAAATGCTAAGGCAGCAAACGTAGTTGGACTTGGATATAAGTTTGAGGAGACATGGGTTACAACTAAAAAAGTTGAAGCTGCAATGGATACTCCAAAAAAGCTTGATAGAATTCGTTCAAATATTGAAGATTCAAAAGTTGCATTGCGTGAATATCTTGAGTCATTAAACTCAGATGATTCATTTATTGAAAATATGAAAAAAGTTTATATTGATCTTGAATCAACGGGAAATGCTTATCTTGAAGTTGGTCGTACATCAACAGGAAAAATTGGTTATATTGGACATGTTCCTACAACTACCATGCGTATCCGCCGTCACCGTGATGGATTTGTTCAAGTAGTTTATAATAGATATACATTCTTTAGAAACTTTGGGGACACAGAAACCCCTGATCAAATTGGAACAGATCCACAGCCAAATGAAATAATTCATTTTAAAATCTTTACACCATCAAACACATATTATGGTGTTCCAGATGTTTTGTCTGCTAAAAATGCTGTAGCAGGAGATGAATTTGCACAACGTTTTAACTTAGATTATTTTGAGAATAAAGCAGTTCCACGCTATATTATTACTGTTAAGGGTGCAAAACTTAATGCAGATTCTGAGCGTAAATTGCTTGAATTCTTCCAGACTGGATTACGTGGCAGAAACCATAGAACTCTTTACATTCCCCTTCCTTCAGATGGAGATCAAGCTCGTGTTGAGTTTAATATGGAGCCAATTGAAGCGGGAGTTCAAGATTCTTCATTTAAGAATTATGCAGTAGAGAATAGAGATCGTATTCTTATTGCTCACCGTGTTCCAATTTCTAAGATTGGTATGCCACAAGGCGTGTCCTTAGCAAATGCTAAAGATGCAGATAAAACATTTAAAGAGCAAGTATGTCGTCCAAGACAAGAAGAACTTGAGTTTAAAATTAATCTATTAATCAAAGAGTTTACTGATGCGTTTACTTTGAGATTTAATGAACTTGCACTTACAGATGAAGAAACTCAATCTCGTATTGATGATCGTTATCTTAAGGATCAGGTTATTCTTCCAAATGAAGTTCGTGCACGTAAGGGCCTTGCTCCAATTTCTGGCGGAGATAGAGTTCTTATTCTTAATGCAAAAGAAGCTTCTGATACAATGTCAGAGCATTCTGGAAATAAAACAAGATCTCAAGAAAGAACCCTAGGCTCAAATGATAAAATGGGTCAAGCTAGAAATGCAAAGGGTGAAGGTAGAGCGCAGGAATAAAAAATGGCTACAGCATTAGATGTATTAAATGTGGCAAGAACTCAAATAGGATTTCATGAGGGTGCATCTAATGAAAACCCGTACGGAATTTGGTATGGTATTCCAAATGCGCCATATTGTGCAATGGGAATCAGTTGGTGTTTTGCACAAGTTGGATTATCTAATTTAATTGCTGCACAAACTTCAAAAGGTTTTTCTTTTAATCCAGCAGCATTACATTGGTTTCAAATGCAAGGTATGGTTGTTAACAAAATGCAATCCCAACCAGGAGATCTGGCGTTTTTTGATTGGAACGGGGATGGGGTAGTAGACCACGTAGAACTTGTTGAAGCATCTAGCCTTGGTGGATTGACTACAATTGGTTTTAATACTGGCAACCCAAATGATCCAACACAAGAGGGTTGTTGGAGATTACATAGAAATTATCTTTTTGTTATGGCTATAGTAAGACCAAGATACCCAATTACAGTAAAACCAACAACAGGAATTGCAACAAGTAAAAAAGCAACAGCAATAGTAGGCGGTACAGGTGCAGCCGTAGCATCTGCAACAGCAGCCTTGCATGGTGGAACTGCTGGGGTTGTTAATACAAGCCCTACACCAACCCCTTCTCCTACAGTATTTATTGCCCCACCATTTCCATCATCTCAAAATTCTTTTGCTATAGGTCAAACTAATGACGCTGTTTTGACTGTACAAAAAGCTCTTGTTAAAAAAGGAATGCTTATTACAAAGTATGCTACTGGAACTATGAATATTCAAACAAAAGCGGGGCTTGTAAAGTTTGATGAGACCCTTGGAATTATAGTTCAAGGTGGAGCAATTCCCCAAATAGTTTATGATAATCTTAAGGGTATATTATGAGCTTAAAACATCACTTTAGATTCAATGTTGGAGAAGCAAAACAGCTTGGCATAGCTCTTATAAGCTCATATGGAATGTGGGCTGCAACTGGATTTCAGAAAAGCATTACAGGCTTGCTATACCCTGTTATGGGCTTTATAACAGGGGGATTGGCTTCTCATAATTCAATGTCTTCTCCAAATGTTATGCCAGACTCCCATATACAAACCCCTTATGTAAATAACATAAATGACGGGAATTCAGGGGCACCAGAATCATTCCCAGAGGTTAAAATTTATAAGCCAGAAGGTACAGATATTAAAAAGGTGATAAAAATTAATAGCAAGATTATACAATAATTTTATTAAAAATTATGCGTTATTTATAAATCCTGCTATTATTTATTTACATATGGACATTCAAAAAAGTTATTGGCAAAACAGTGAATCATCAATGTCTCTTTCCTTCCCTATTGCGAAGGTTAACAAAGAGCGTAGAACCGTGTCAGGATTTGCTTCCCTAGACAACTTAGATCGTCATGGAGATATTGTAACTGCTGAAGCAAACAAAGGAGCCTTTGAAAATTTCAGAGGTAATATCCGAGAGATGCACCAACCTTTAGCCGTTGGCAAAATGCTTGATTTTAAAGAAGATACATTCTTTGATAAAGAGACGGGCCAGAAATATAATGGCATATATGTAACTGTTTATGTATCAAAAGGAGCACAGGACACTTGGGAAAAATGTCTTGATGGAACACTCACAGGATTTTCAATTGGTGGAAACATCGTTGATGCAAAAATGGAAAAGTCTGATGATGGATCTGAATCAAGAAGAGTCATTCACAAATATGATCTTCATGAATTAAGTATTGTAGATTCTCCAGCGAACCAACTTGCAAATATTTTTTCTATTCAAAAGAATTCAAATGGTCAATCTGTAGTTAAAGGTATGATTGCAGAAACAATTACTGAAAATGTTTTTTGGTGTAATACAGATGAGGTAGCTTCTACTTCTATTGGAACAAAAAAAGATTGTGTCGTATGTGGAGATCCAATGAATTCAATTGGTTGGGTTGAACAAAATGATACAGAAAAGTTTGAAGCAATTGAAAAAGTAATTGATTCTTATTTTAAAAAAGATGATGCTCCAGCATCAGATCACGCAGCACTAGAGACCGCTGCACCAGGTTTGGCAGGTAATGTAATTGATAGCTCTGCTTCAATTAATCTTTATCCTGATCAAAATAAAAAGAAGGTTCAGTTTAACGACGGGATCAAAAAGAGTGATGATATTTCGCTCACAGAAGGAGGTAGCAAAATGGCAGAAGATATAAATGCAGAAGTTGCAGAAGTTGCAGCTGACGTAGAGGCTCCAGCCGAAGAGGTTTCAGTTATTTCTGAAACTCCAGAAGATACCAGCATTGAAAAAGCTGCAGAAATTTCTGAAGTTGAAGATGTAATTGATTTTACAAAGATGGTCACTGACCTAAAGACCTTCTTTGGTGAGTATATTGAAAAGAATTATGCTTTACAATCAGCAACAATTGGTGATCTTCAAAAAGTAATTACTGCAACAAATGCAGAACTTGAGAAGATGACGGCTTCACATGAGGAATTGAAGAAGTCTTACGATGCACTTGCTGAAGAAAACAAAGCAATTATGAAGACAGTTGAGGATCTTGGTGGCAAGATTGAATATGTTGACCATCAGCTCAAGGGATTTGAATCCGCACCTGCAGTTAAGAAGTCCATTGGTGTTTCGGCTCCAATGGAGCAAGCAAAGAAACAAAGTATATGGCAAGGACACTTCCTCGGTGTTAATAGTCTATAAAAAAATAAAAATAAATAAGGTGGTGAAATAATAAATGAGTAATGAACTTCTACAAAAAGTAATTGATACTACAAATCTTGGAAGCTCTGCTGTTAACGCTTCTGGCGATTCAGCAAACCTTAGCGGAAATGGTCTTCTATATCCAGATCAGGCTAATCGCTTTCTAGATTATATGTGGGATGCAACTATTCTTGCAAAGGCAGCTCGCACAATTCGTATGCGTTCTAATACAACTGAAATTGATCGTGTCTCTATCGGACAACGCATCATGACAGTTGCAGCAGAAGATAATCCTCGTGATTATACAGGATACGATTCAGGTTCAGCAAATCAGTTTGCTAACGCAGCAGCATCCTTTAACAAGGTTTCGCTTACAACTCGTAAGCTACGCCTCGACTGGGAACTTTCTTCAGAGTCTCTTGAAGACAATATTGAAGGTCCAGATCTAGAAGACCACATTGCACGTCTTATGGCTACTCAGGCTGGTAACGATATCGAGGATGTTCTCATCAACGGTACAGGAACTAGCACAGGTTTGCTTTCAGCGTTCAAAGGTTTCCGTCAACTAGCATTGGACAACGCACACGTTGTTGATGCAGCAGGTACGGGTCTAGACAAAAATGTATTTAACTCAGCAATCAAAGCATTGCCACGTAAGTACAAGCAACGCAGAAACCAGCTTCGATTCTTCACAGGATCTAACTTGGTTCAGGATTACCTATACAACCTAACCGCTATGACAAGTGGTGGATTCACTCCATTCGATATCGCTTCAGGTATCCTACGTGGTGATACTGCTGCTAACGATGGTGGTCCAGGTACGGTAACTCCATTTGCTTTTGGTATTCCAGTAATTAACGT